TCTGACTATGTGGAAGCCCTGAAGAAGACCATGTTCTCCTGAGGTAGTCATGGATCTCCTCTCTTTCGTTAGTATGGCGACAAAGCGGAGGGGAGATTACTTCTCCCAAGCCAAAACTCTCGCACGAAAATACAAAGAGCAGCCCCTTCTGGAGAAACGGATGGAGGCAGAGTCCCTAGGCCTGGTCAAAGGATTACGCGACAAATTGATGAGGTGGGAGGAGTACGAGCGTAGTATGCTTGACAAAACTCTCACCTCGGCGCTGGCTGCCGTGATTCTTGGTTCAAAATCAGACAAACCGAACGAGAAGATGGAGAAAGCATGGCCGATGATTGTCGGCGATATGCTCCCACCTCTCACAAAGTTCTTGGCAGAGACCAAGGAATATATCGACACTGGCGTGTTGCGACTCGGAGATCAGACTGTGGACTTCGCAGATTACGATCTTGATGCGGCATTAGACATCGAAGGCGACCCGTTGCTGGATACCAATCCTGAAGAGCAAGGAGCCATCGAAGCTGCTAATCGCCGGGCGCGTGGTCAATCTTGGCCCGCCCTCGCTTCACGTGTAATTAACTATCTTGCTCGCCCAACCTTCTCTTTCTTTAATCTTGGGGAATACATGGTTTCCCAAGACCAAGGATTCAAAGAAATGAGAAGGGTGGCTAAAACTGACAAGAAAACCTGTAAAGATTGTCGTCGATACGACTCCCAAGGCTGGATGCCATTTGGAGAGTTGCCAATGCCCGGAAAGGGATGTCAATGTTACTCGAACTGTCGTTGTTACATTGAGTACCGCTAAAGGGTAAAACCCGTTACACCTGAATACACCTTTTAGGACAAAATCATGGCTGCAAATTCCGCACCTATCTACGGCAAGCAATACATCCGTTATGCCGAGACTTATGAAGCTGCTGTGGACGCCGAAGCCGGCTCCGATCTAGCTTCCGCCGCTGGTACCACCGTTGGTGTCGTTGAAATCGGCGAACTTCGCGTTGTCACTTACGTGACCTCCGCTGGCCCCGGCATTGCCGCCGCTGCCGATGCTCTGGCTACCCCCATCGGCAACAGTCTGGGTGTGAACCAGGCTTACATGCCTACCGCCCTGGCCCAGCCTTACACCGCTCGTCAGCTGACCGTTGCCACCAGCGGCCTGCTGCTGGTTGAAGTTGACCCCACCTCCGGTGCTATCACCAACAACACTCAGCTGAGAGTCAACAATGAGGGTCAAGCTATTGCCGGTGGCGGTAATCCTGTGACGGTGGACGGCACCGAGCCCCAAGTTCGCGAGAACATCAACATCGGCGGCCGCCGCCTCGTGCTTGTCAGCTTCGCCTGATAATAGCTAACTAACAGCAAGCTGGGCATCCTCCGGGTGTAAGTCCCAGCCCTGTGTGCACACATTTGAAGACAAAGATTACGGAGACCCCCTCCCATGATGAACCTGCAACAAACCTACGCAGGTGTCGATCCTATTCTGACGACACTTGCCCAAGGTTTCATGCTGCCGGCGACCAACATTGCGAACTTTATCGCTCCGGTCGTTGACACCCCCACTCGTGCTGGCCGCATCCTGCGCTTCGGCAAAGAGCAATTCGCCATCAACGACTTCCGTCGTGCGTATGGCACCAACATTCCGTACGTTCAAAGCCGTTACGACTCCGAGCCCTATGCTCTGGAGCAAGAAGTCGTGGCTTGGGAACTGCCGGAAGAAGTCATCGAGAACGCTGGCGAAGGCCCCGCTCAGGTTGACCTGCGTGCGATCGAAACTCGCAACGCAATGTCCCGCCTGATGAACGCTTACGAATATACCGTGAGCCAGGCCGTCACCGTTACTTCGACCTACAACCCTTACGAGCCGAACACTGGCGCTGGCGCTCAGGACGGTCTGGGCTTCACCACCTGGTCCACCTTCAGCACCGCTTACAGCTCCGCTGCTGGCCCTGCTGCTTGGTCCTCCCTGACCTCCAACCCGATCGAAGACGTTCTGACTCTGAAGCGCTCCGTCGCTAACCAGATCGGTATTCGTCCGAACTCGATGGTTGTTGGTACCGCTGTGTTCGACCAGCTGCTGACCAACCAGGCGATCCTTGAGCGTATCAAGTACACCACCGCCGACAGCATCGACACCGACATGCTGGCCCGTTACTTCGGTCTGGAGCGCGGTCTGCGCGTGGCCGAAGGTCGTTATCTGGCGACTGACGGAAGCCTGCAGCCTGTGTTCCCTGAGAACGGCATCCTGCTGTTCTACAGCCCGAACGGTCCTTCTGACTCCGTGATGCCGGCTGGTGGCGCCAATGCTGCTACCCCTGCTTTCGCTTACACCTACCAGCTCACCGGTACTCCCGCTGTTCGCCCTGAGTACTACATCCGTGAGCGCCGTGTGGTCCGCGCTGAGATTACTGTTGAGCGTGTGGTCAACCTTGTCGGTCTGGGTGCTACTGGTCTTATCGGTTCCGGCGCTATGATCACCAACATCCTGTCCTGATACAGGGATACTAAGGAGGTGTTATCATGGCTATTCTTCGCCCGATTACAAAAGCGCAGTACGAAGTAAGCTTCACTGCAATCGGTGGACCGACTTTCACGTCGGTGTTCACTCAGTTCAGCGGAATCAATGATTCCTCAGATAGCAGCACCTACGCTAACGGAACAGGCAACCGCCTGTACCACCTTGTTGGTCCTCGGACTGCGGACAACGTCACTCTGACTGCTCCGTATGACCCTGTGATCTTCAAAACTCTTGAGCAGTTCTGGCTGGATTACAACTGTAATCCGATCACCGTTACCATCACTCCTCGTGATTGCATCGGTGAAGGATCTGCTCCCGCTGGCGGTCAGTACGTTTGCTACGAGTGCCAGTTCGTCTCGATCACCACGGCTGACGTCGATCGCGAGAGCGGCGATGTACAGACCATCGAGGTCGAGTTCACCGTCAACTACTGGGACCGCACCTGATAGGTGAACTACTGGGATTTGACCACTCTAGGACCCTCGCTTCGGCGGGGGTCTTTTTGTAAGTAGGGTAAAACCACCTTAAATGAGCGGTAGTGTCGTCGTATGGCCAAAACGACCTTCTCCAGCGGGGTCATTGTCACATCCCAATGGTTAAACGGAGCGCAGCAAATCTATTTCGATGGGCAGGACCTCGACTGGCATTATGCGCCGCTCGGACTCAACTCGCTCATTCGCACGGGTGTAAACGGTCTTGACTCCGCTTACGTCACCTTGAGCACCGACCAGCCGGTTCTCGATGCCTCGGGTTTATTCGTTTCCGGTGCCCCGATCAGCGGAAACAAAGTGGTTACGGGTGTCTGGAACTTCGGGTATGACCCCTTACAGGCAGGAAACCCTTCCAACATCCGTCAAAATGCCCCAAAAAGTTACACAACCAACGACAAGTTTAGTTACGCCAACGGCGTAGCCTCCCCGACTGCAGCCCAGAAATTCGCTGCTCTCGATGACTCCGACATCGTGACCAAAGAGGTCCTTCAGAGTTGGGTGGACTATCTTCTAGAGACGCAAGAGATTGACAACGGGGTGTATTACTCTTCAACTAACCCCGCCTGCACCAACTATAGCGTCGGGGTGGGTAACTCCGATGTTATTTGCCCAGTTTGATGAGGTTTTGCTGTGGCAAGATACGCACCACTTCCAAGCGTAAGTATCGACCCTCGCAACGAAGCGCAAATCGTTCAGGATGCTTCGCAGCGAGTTTATGAGGCGTCAGGGCAAACCCTTAACGACTTCTCTGCTGGCAACCCTCTAGCGGCATTGCTTGAGGGGCAGGCATTCGCGCAGGGCGAGTTTCTGTTCTGGGCGAACCAGCTCCCCCAGTCTATCTTGATCGAGTGGCTCGGTCCTTTTCTCGGTGCTATGCGGCGGCTGGGGACCCCTGCCATCGCTCGCTTGCTCGTTACAGTTCCCGCTTCAGACACTGTTACGACCATCCCTTCCGGGACCGCCTTCACTACCGACGCAAACCTGACAGGTGGAGAAGTTTTCACATTCGTCAGCGATGCAGAAGTTTCTATTCCCGCTGGGGAAGCAACCGCCTATGTTACGGTTGCCTCTCAGTATGTCGGGTCTGTATACAACAGCCCCGCCAACTCAATCACAGGGGTTTCCGCAGTTAGCGTGGACGGTCTCACCGTTACTAACCCGCAACCAGCGGCGGGAGGAAGTGACGTAGAGACCTACCAAGAGGTTCAGGAACGTTTCTTCACCCTTATTCGCCGACGTAATCCGGTTAGTGAAGAAGATTGGCAAGATTTTTTCACGGACTTTTACGGGGTCGGCACGCAAACTTCGGTTCAACCGAATCGCCCCAATCAGGGAACTTACAACTATCAGTCGGACTACCTGCAACCAAATGGTCAGGTTTCTTTCTTCGTCTTA